CGTTCGCCTGCGCAGCGTTGCGTGAATCACATTTCTGAACCGGACACTGAAATACCGCCGGGATTCAGGGGGTGACGTGTCATGAAAAATATTGCGGCAGTTGGGGTTCTTGAACGTATTCGCAGACTTGCACCACAGGGGTCGGTTCCACCGTACCGGACGGTGGAGGAGTGGCGGGAATGGCAACTTGCTGAAGGACGAAAACGCAGCGAGGAGATTAACCGCCAGAATCGCCAGTTGCGGGTGGAAAAAATCCTGAATCGTTCGGGCATCCAGCCTCTGCACAGCAAATGCTCGTTTGCAAATTATCAGGTGCAGAACGACGGGCAAAAATACGCGCTGAGCCAGGCCAAATCCATAGCTGACGAACTGATGACCGGGTGCACGAATTTTGTGTTCAGCGGTAAAACCGGCACCGGGAAAAATCACCTTGCAGCGGCGATGGGCAACCGGCTGATGGTGAAGGGGTGAAGCGTGATTATCGTCACCGTGTCTGACGTCATGAGCGTGTTGCATGACAGCTACGACAACGGCAAATCCGGGGAAAAATTTTTACAGGAGCTTTGCGGGGTTGATTTGCTGGTCCTGGATGAAATAGGCGTTCAGCGGGAGACGAAAAACGAGCAGGTGGTATTGCACCAGATAATTGATCGCCGGACAGCATCACTGTGCAGTGTCGGGATGTTAACAAACCTGAATCATGCCGCAATGAGTACGCTTCTTGGTGAGAGGATTATGGACCGCATGACCATGAACGGTGGTCGATGGGTGACGTTTAACTGGGATAGCTGGCGTCCAAATGTCAGCAATATGAGGGTTGTGAAGTAATTTTGTCCGGAGGAAATTTTAATGGAAACCGTATCTGACGCACTGAAAGCACTGAAAAAAGCCTCTTCACATGTGGTGGCAGCTCGCCTTGGAATCAGTCGTGAAGAGGCTGTCAACGAGCTGTGGGAACTCAAAAGAAAAGGCGTCGTTGATAAAACTGGTCACACCTGGTTTCTGGCTGGCGAAGGTGAATCCCGGGTAACCGAAGAGCGGCCAGTAAAATCTGAAGCACAGGATATGCTGACCGGGGAGGTCGAACAAAAAGTTACCGCAGACATGATGATTGAGTTTATCGGTCAGGATGGGGCTAAAACGTGTGAGGAACTGGCGGGTAAGTTCGGTGTCAGTACTCGCAAGGTTGCTTCCACGCTGGCGGTGGTAACCGCAACGGGGCGGCTGGCACGCGTTAATCAGAACGGTAAATTTCGTTACTGCATGCCGGGCGATAATTTACCAGCAGAGCCGAAAGCCGCGCTGGTAACGGAAAGTGATGGTAAGGCCTTTCCTCAGCCAGCAGGTGCTGCGTTACCAGTCCGGGAAGCCGCAACACAGGAAGAAATTAAAACAGAAACTGTGGCGGACATTGTGCAGCCGTTGCCATCGTTTACCGAAACGCAAGCAGATGAGCTGATTTTTCCGTCCCTTCGCAGGGCAAACCTGGCGCTGCGCAGGGCGAAAAGTGATGTTCAGAAGTGGGAGCGAGTCTGCGCCGCGCTGCGGGAGCTGAACAAGCACCGGGATATTGTTCGACAGATTACTGATTCTTCCCGCCGTGTTGTATCGGAAAAGTGATTGCCGGAGGCGCTTATGGCAAAAGCATTTACACAAGAAGAGCGGGAAAAAATTAAAGGGCAGGTTGTTGAACTTGTACGTCTGAGCGGTCGCGAGACGTTGCGGCAACTGGAAGCCAAGACAGGTGCGACAAGATATCTGATGAGTGTTCTCGCCAGAGAGCTGGTTGCCAGTGGCGATGTATACAACTCTGGTTACGGGTTATTCCCGTCTGAACAGGCGCGTAAGGACTGGCAAAATGCTCGCAAAAAACTCTCAAGGGCAAAGGTGAAGAAACCTGCAGTGGTTGATCCGGACCTTATCTGGTCGTTACCAGACGGCGAAATACGCCGCTACGACAGGCGCCTGAATATAATCTGTCGCGAGTGCCGGAAGAGCGAAGCTATGCAGCGTGTACTGGCATTTTATCAAGGAAATGTTAGGTATTTTAGACGTTACTAGATTAAAGAGCATTAGTTCAGATGTGAATTGACATTTTCATGGCGCAGGGTAGAGCCAGCGTGGTTGTCCGCTTTGCGTCAAAACCAGATATTACCAGATTTAGACATATATTCCCGATAGCCCTGCTCTGATGCTACACTCTGTGCTATTTTCATGACCCCAATAAAAATATTTATGACTATTGCTGATTTCAAACGGCCTAAATTGGAGCTCCCAAACGGGGCAAACAAACTACTACTGCACTCTTGCTGTGCTCCATGTTCCGGTGAAGTGATGGAGGCGCTTCAGGCCTCGGGAATCGACTACACCATCTTTTTCTACAACCCGAACATTCATCCTCAGAAAGAGTATTTAATTCGTAAGGATGAAAATATTCGCTTTGCTGAACAACACGGCGTGCCGTTTATCGATGCTGATTACGACACCGACAACTGGTTTGAACGTGCCAAAGGAATGGAATGGGAGCCTGAGAGGGGGATCCGTTGTACCATGTGTTTTGACATGCGTTTTGAGCGGACAGCGTTGTACGCTGCTGAAAATGGTTTCAGTGTGATCAGCAGTTCACTGGGCATTTCACGCTGGAAAAATATGCAGCAGGTTAACGAGTGTGGGCGGCGAGCTGTTGCGCATTATCCGGGTATGGTGTACTGGGATTATAACTGGCGCAAGCAGGGCGGCTCGTCCCGTATGATTGAAATCAGCAAGCGCGAAAAATTCTATCAGCAGGAATATTGTGGCTGTGTGTATTCTCTGCGCGATACCAATCTACACCGCAAATCTCAGGGACGCCCTCTTATCAAAATTGGCCAACTCCACTACGGAAAAGAAGAGAAGGAGTGATTTTATGGATCACCTTTCTGATTGATTTCATATTGGCGAGGTGACGTGAGTTAAGTAGAATTGCTGCGGGTGCCTGAGGCTGTCTGCCTCAGGCATGAACACCAAAAGGCAGATAGAGAAAGCCCCAGTTAACATTACGCGTCCTGTAAGACGCTCAACATTAATCTGAGGCATATGGATGCGGATGAAAGAATTAAATAAATTCAGAGTGATAGACCTCTTTTGTGGGGCAGGTGGATTATCTTATGGTTTTCTTCATGGAGAGATGTCTGACTACTTTGAAAGTATCCTTGCTATTGATAATAATGCTGCAGCTATAAATACCTACAATGCCAATTTTGGTTTGCATGGAGTTCAGGCAAATATTGAGGAGTGGGCATCCAGCAATACTGTTCCTGAGGCTGATGTGGTCATAGGTGGCCCCCCGTGTCAGGGATTCAGTTTATTGAATAAGAATCGTTATGGTGATCACCGAAGAGCATTGTGGGAGCCTTATATGGATGTCATTGAGCGTTCAAGGGCTTGTATGTTCGTCATGGAAAATGTCCCCGGATTGCTGATAAGCGATGAGTTTGCGGACATTACGTTTAGAGCGAAATCCATGGGCTTTATTCTGCTTAATCCAATGGTGTTGAATACTGCTGACTATGGAGTACCTCAGACAAGAAAACGAACGATAGCAATCGGTATCAAACGAGAACTCTTCGATGTGCATAGTATTCCGGCGTTCCCGCCAGCACCAACGCATCGTTCCCCTGATAAGGATGTCGCTTTGCCTGAATGGGTCTGTACGCGTGATGCAATTGGTGACTTACCTGCTCCTGTTGGAACTGATATTCGTAATGAACTTCCTCCGCTGAACTTACATTTTGGGCGTAATCCCACACCTGTTTCTCTGGAGCGATATAAAGCGGTTCCACCAGGAGGTAACCGTTTCGATTTACAGAAAAAAAGACCTGATATAACCCCGGCGTGCTGGCTAAAAAAGAAATCTGGAGGGACCGATTTGTTTGGACGTCTGTGGTGGGACAGACCTTCAGTAACGATTCGTACTGAGTTTTTCAAACCGGAGAAAGGGCGATATTTACATCCGGAAGAGGATCGGCCAATAACTCATCGTGAGGCAGCGAGATTAATGTCTTTTCCTGATAATTTCATTTTTACCGGTTCAAAAACTGAGATTGCAAAGCAGATCGGGAATGCTGTTCCACCGCTATTTGCGGCAAAAATCGCACAATATGTGTATGGAGTTTTGCAGGGACGGTATAAGAATAACATCAGTAAGAATAGTCAAGCAGCCTGAAGGAAATCCAGAAATGAATGGAGATTTGGTTGACAGCATAGTTGGTTTTGCTGAAGCCAGAAAGGAGTTTCATGCCCAATTGTTACTGAATACGCTCACAATTAATACTGCCGGAGTTGTTAGTAACGCAGATAGCAGTAACAAAAACAGTAAAGCTATAGCAAGAGAAATTGCTCGCTTCTTGCAGGCTGAAACGATTGGTGAACGTGTTGCAGGGCAAACATCTGGTAATCAGTTTGAGAGTATCTGCGCAGAGTTTATAGAAAAAACCTTTTTTAAACTCAGCCACTTACGCCCTGGAAAATGGAATGTACATCAGGTTTCTGGTAGAAACAGATTAGAGATAGCTAAATATGAACAATATGCCCATCTTATAGCATTGGATAGTGCTGCAAAAAGTAATCCTCAGCTAGCTGCTGCACTGGGGAGTGATTATACGATTTCACCAGATATTATTGTTGAAAGAGAACCTGAATGTGATCAAGTTATCAACAGTCCTGAATTACTGGTGGATGATTCTGTTACCCGCATGTCAGCTCTCAGGAGTTCGAATGGTGGGAAACCAATATTACACGCAAGTATTTCCTGCAAATGGACAATAAGAAGCGACCGGGCCCAGAATGCTCGTTCTGAGGCATTAAATCTTATTCGCAACCGTAAGGGAAATCTCCCTCATGTAATGGTTGTTACTGCTGAGCCTACTCCAAGTCGTCTGGCGTCTATTGCTCTTGGTACTGGTGATATAGATTGCGTGTATCATTTTGCGCTTTATGAACTTATATCAGCAGTTGAAATACTGGGGCTCAGCGATGCAGCTGACATGCTTTCCGTGATGGTTAATGGTAAAAGATTAAAGGATATTTCTGATCTTCCCTTGGATCTTGCAGTCTGACATCTCTACGTAAATAGAGTCTGTCATATTTTAACTGTGATGGCACGTCATTGACTTCAGTACATTTTTACTAACCCGCTTCGCGGGTTTTGTTTTTTCCTGGCATTCTGGTTTACAATCCACACGCCAGCCTGAACAACTGGCACCTGCTGCGCCAGCAGAGACAACCGATGGCGCACAATACCAAACACCACAATTCTGATGCCGACCCTGCCAGCAGACACGGACGGCGCTCTCACGCATTCAAATATGACTGGTACCAGCATGACCAATGCACTGAAGAACAGGCCGAGTGGCTGATTCAGAATTACCGCAGACGTGGATACCAGTTTCAGAAAGGCCTCAATCCTGACTTCCGACACTGGATAATTTCCGTCAGGCTCCCTTATTCCGAACGCCCGCCGCGTCCGTCCCGCACATATCAGCAACGCATCTGGAGGTAACGTGCGGGTATTACTTCGACCTGTTCTGGTACCGGAACTCAGTCTGGTTATCGTTAAGCCAGGCCGTGAATCAATGTCAGTATTCCATAACGGCAGAATATTGGTGGAACCGGAACCCAAAAACATGCGCAGTCTTCCGTCCGGCGTCGTTGCAGCCGTTAGCCAGCCGTTGGCTGAGGATAAAACATTACTACCATTTTTCAGCGATGAGCGGGTAATTCGTGCAGCAGGTGGTGCAGGTGCACTGTCTGACTGGTTATTACGTCACGTGAAATCCTGCCAGTGGCCACACGGCGATTATCATCACAGCGAAACAGTCATTCACCGTTACGGTACCGGCGCGATGGTGTTGTGCTGGCACTGTGACAACCAGCTGCGTGACCAGACATCCGAATCACTCGAGCAACTTGCTCATCAAAACCTGTCAGCATGGATGATTGACGTCATCGGTCACGCAATAAGCGGTACGCAGGAGCGTGAATTATCTCTGGCTGAATTATCCTGGTGGGCGGTCCGCAATCAGGTGGCGGACGCGCTACCGGAAGCGGTATTACGTCGTTCGCTGGGGTTGCGTGCGGAAAAAATCCGCTCAATGTACCGTGAAAGCGACATCGTACCGGGAGAGCAGACCGCCACCATCATACTGAAGCAGCGCACAAAAAATCTTGCGCCGCTGCCTCACGCCCACCAGCAAAACCCGCCACAGGAAAAGACGGTGGTCAGCATTGCCGTTGATCCGGAGTCACCGGCTCAGTATCTCCAGCGCCAGAAACCACAACGGGAAGAGATGCCTGTATACACGCGCTGGGTAAAAACGCAGAAATGCATGACGTGCGGTAATCAGGCAGATGATCCGCATCACATCATTGGTCATGGACTGGGAGGGATGGGAACAAAGGCTGATGATTTGTTTGTTATTCCGCTGTGCCGTAAATGTCATAACGAACTGCACGCTGGGGTAAAAGATTTTGAAGAAAAACACGGCAGCCAGCTGTTGTTGCTGATTCGTTTTTTAATGCACGCGAGAAATTCGGGTGTCCTGAAGTGGAAAGCATGAATGACTGAACGGATAGAATTTGTTTTGCCTTACCCGCCGACGGTGAATATCTACTGGCGACGTCATGGCAATACGTATTTCATCTCGGAAGCCGGAAAGCGTTATCGCCGTAATGTGGCGCTAATTGTTCGCCAGCAGCGGCTGAAATTAAACCTGTCCGGAAGGCTGGTGATAAAGATTATTGCAGAGCCACCGGATAAGCGCCGTCGTGACCTGGACAATATCCTGAAAGCACCACTGGATGTGCTGACGCATGCCGGACTTCTCATAGACGACGAGCAGTTTGATGAAATCAATATTGTGCGCGGTCAGCTCGTTCCTGGTGGGCGGCTGGGGATAAAAATCACAGAACTGGAGTGCGCATGAATAACCACTATTTACAGTTTGTGCGTGAGCAGCTCATTATCGCCACCGCTGATTTGAGTGGGGCAACAAAAGGTCAGCTTGAAGCCTGGCAGGAGAATGCCATGTTCGATACAGGGCGTTACAGGCGAAAAAAAATCCGGTACCGCGATGAAGTGACTGGAAAAATGATAACGCGGGATAATCCACCAATCCCGGGAAAGCAATCGCTGGCGAAGGTGACGTCAATTCCTCTGGTCAGTCCGGTTGAGTTTTCGACATCATCGTGGCGGCGGGCTGTTCTGTCTCTTGAAGAACATCATAAAGCCTGGTTGTTGTGGTGTTACAGCGGGAGTATTTGTTGGGAATATCAGATCGCGATAACACAGTGGGCGTGGAATGAATTTAATACTCAATCCGGTACCAGAAAAATTGCTGGGAAAACGCAGGAACGCCTGAAAAAATTAATCTGGCTGGCGGCGCAGGCAGTAAAAGCAGAACTTTTTGGTGGGGAAGGTTATGAATATCAGGAGCTGGCATTACTGGCGGGAGTGACAACTAAAAACTGGTCCAAAACATTTACTCGTCACTGGGTTGCAATGAAACACATTTTTCACCGACTGGATAGTGAGGCTTTATTATTTGTAATGAGAACACGTTCAAAACAAAAGGCGGCATTTTCAAAGCAAAGTGTTGCAAAAGTAGATTGAAAGGCATATATTTCATGCAAATCTGATATTTTGCCGATTTTGTACGTGATGGCAAAAGCAAACAAAACCCGCCCACAAGCGGGTTTTGTTGTGCCACTTATCTCGGATAGACATGGTGAATGCGCTGGTGGAGGAGATAAGGGTGATTTTTGTATGCTTGCAACATTGATTTCGTAACGTTATTATCCTGCGCCCGGCCCTTTAGCTCAGTGGTGAGAGCGAGCGACTCATAATCGCCAGGTCGCTGGTTCAAATCCAGCAAGGGCCACCAACCGCCACTAGCCATCAGGAAAGAGCGTCAACCCTTTAAGTTGAGTGTGCGAGGTTCGAGTCCCCGGTGGTGGTCCATTATCGGTATTCTGCGTTGTTAGCTCAGCAGGACAGAGCAATTGCCTTCTAAGCAATCGGTCACTGGTTCGACTCCAGTACAACGCGCTACACTTATTTTCCCGGCTCGCTTTTGCGGGCCTTTTTTGTATCTGCGCCACGCCCGGCGCATACCAACCACAGAGCCTTTCGGGGGGGGGGAGCTTACGGAGTGGTCAGTGTGACTTTCTCTGTGGGCAGATCGCTCCCGGGCGTTGGCTCACCCACCCAAAGGAACGTCACGATGTTTGGTATTTTTGGTAAAAAAAGCCCGCAGAGCGGCAACGGAAATTAAAAAGTTTGAAAAACGCGATCTGGCACAGGTGGTGATTAACGCCGCCTACCTGGTGGCCTATGCAGATGGTGAATGTGAGGCTTCCTAGAAAGCGAAGATCGAACAGGTACTGCGTAATCAGCCTGCGCTGTACGCGTTTACGTCAGAAATTAATGCGATTAGCGCAACCATTATCGGTCAGCTGGATACGAACTTTAAAACTGGTCGTCGTGCGGCGTTACGTGAGATCGAGGATGTGAAACACGATACGCGTGAAGCGGAAGATGTGCTGGATGTGGCGGTGGCCATTGCGGAGGCAGACGGCGAAATTGAGCCGGAAGAGCGCAAGGTGCTGGAAGAGATTGCCGGTGTTCTGGGTCTTCGTCTGGAGAATTACCTGTGACGGTAAAACTGCGCCTGACTGTGGCTGCACTCCTGCTGTTTCTGGTGGTGATGGTGGATTTCACCAGCAGAATCATGTCGGTGCTGGCGGATGGGGTGCTGGTCTGCGGCATTATGGTATTGCTGTGGCCGGTGATAAAAAGAAACAGCCTGCATAATGCTTGATTTTTTTGTTTGCTGTTTATTAAAAACACTTCTGCATGGTGAATCCCCCTGTGCGGTGGGGCAATCAGCAAGAAGGAATATGGGGTAATCGCGGATTCAGGTGCTGATACTGAATTCACCGGGAGGCACCCGGCACCATGCTTTGCCACAAAAGTGTTATTTCTGTTTTTCTCAAACTATCATCGTTATCCCTTTATTTTCGGCTGCGCATGGCGCGGCCTTTTTTTTACGACCAGCCACTGGCAGATGGTCATCCTGTGATTTGATTCCGCTTCCGGCTTTTTAACTCTGTTCCTCTACACGGGAGAAATTCGATGTCGATTAAACATTACGATGTTATCAGGGCGGCGTCGCCGTCAGACCTTGCGGAAAAGCTGACACACAAACTGAAAGAGGGCTGGCAGCCATACGGCGGACCGGTTGCCATTACGCCGTACACACTGATGCAGGCGGTGGCTATTGAAGGAGAGCCACAGGTCGGCCCTTCATCTGAGCCGGATTGGTACTACGTCATCGTACTGGCCGGGCAGTCCAATGCCATGGCTTACGGTGAAGGGCTTCCGCTGCCGGATTCATACGATGCTCCGGATCCGCG